CAGTCCATCTGCTGGTAGCTCCATTGCTGGCCGGCCCAACTCACCACGGCATCAACCCAGTAGCTCTGCCATCGAGCAAAGATGGCGCCGAAGCCATCGCCAATCGCCACAAACGCCGCCTGTCCCCGCAGCATCAGGCACCTCCCATGGCGATCCGGCCGGCAGGGGTGCGCAGCTGCCCCAGGACACCAGCGGCGGTGGCACGCATGGCCTGCTCGAGGTCAGCCATGCTCACCCACTGGCTGCCATCTGGCATCTGCACGACCTGGCCGGTTTGGATGGTGATCGTGGGGGCGTTGCCTTGCTGGGTGTGATCGATCACCGTTTCCCGAGGGTGCAGCATCGCCATGAAACCGCCGCGGCCATCGAGTCCACCAGACCTGGAGCCATCTCCGGTGTAACCGCCGCCGACGTAGGTCAGGACGCCGTTGATCTTCATGCCGGTGCGGCCATCGCTGAGCACTGGGGCGCCGTTGACGTATTGGCCGGTTGACGCAGGGCCAGCGCTGGCAACGGCAGGCATTTGACGCCCCAGGATCTGCGTTTGCTGCGCCTTGAATTGCGCGTTGTTTGCGCGTTCCTTCTGCGCCGCGATCTCCCGCTGAAACTTGAACTCAGTATCCGCTGAGTTGGCTGCCACTTTCATCAGGGCCACCTGTTCACGGAGCTTTTCGGTCTGCTGGCCATAGGCTTCTGCGGTCTTCAAGGCGCGCTCAGCGCTGCGCAACTCCTCCCATGCCTTCTGCCGCTTGAGATCAGTGATCAGCACCTCTTGCCTGATCTGCTCATCAGCCGCCGCCTTCTGGAGCCTGGCGTTTTCCAACTCAATCCCCATGATCTGCTTGAGGATTGGGATTTTCTCAGCGTCGCTCTTGGTCTGGCTCAGCTTCACTTCAAGGATCGACTTTGCGGCGTTGTTCACCGCGATGTCAGCCGTCAGCGTGGCGTCCCTGAGCTGGCCCTGCCGTTGCACCGCCTGACTGGTGGCGTCAATCGTCGCAGCTAGCAGCCTGTAGCTGGCGTTGCTTTGCTCGATTGCAGCGTTGAAGGCCTGCTGCTGCTGCTTGGCCCTCTCTGCCGCGGCAGCGGCTTCAGCCGCCGCTCTGCGCTGCTGCTCTGTCTTCTCGCGCTCCTGCTGTGCTCGGTTGTATTCCTCAGTGGCGCCTTGCGCTGTGCTCAGATTCAACTCATCCTGCGCCTGCTTGGCCTTTCTGATTGCGTCAGCAAACGCCAAGGCGCCAGCGCCAGCGGCAACGCCACCAACCAGGAGAGCGGCCACCGGGCCGCCTTTGATCGCTGCAAACGTAGTGCTCGCAATGCCTAGCGCCTGAACCGCAAGCGCCGCCGCAATCACGCCGGTGGCCATCACGCCAAATGCCACGCCGGCAGCCTTTACCGGCGCGGGAAGATCCGAGATGGTCTTCAAGCCGGTGGTAAGGCTTTCGACAAAAGGCGTGATGATTGGCAGCAGTTGAGTTCCAAGTTCTGTCCTGAGGTCCTCCGTTGCCGCCGTGAAACGCTGCATTGCCGTTGGTGGTGGCGGCTGCAGCTTGTTCAACTCCGCAGCAGCTTTGATCAGCACTTCAGTTGTGATCTTGCCTTCCGATCCCAACTGCTTGACTTCGCCAGCGGTGACACCCATCACGCGAGCAACGGCCTGGCCAACGGCTGGCATGCGCTCCATGATCACGCGCAACTCATCACCTTGGAGCTTGCCAGAGCCAAGCGCCTGAGAAAGCTGCAGCAAAGTGGCGCTCACATCTTCAGTGGAAAGCCCCATGACCTGGCCGGCTTTGCTGACGCCGTAAAAAATGGTCTGAATCTCTTGCAGCGTGATGCCCGTAGGCCTGAGTCGTCCATAAAGGTCGGCAACGGCATTGCTGGCCGCAATGTTGCTCAAGCCAAACTGTTGAGCCGCTTGGCTTGCCACCTGCCCCACCTGCTGCACTTCGCCATAAGCGCCGGCCAATGCCTTCACGCGCCTGGCGTTCGCGTCTGCCGCAATGCCTGCATCGAGCAAGTTTTTCCCCAAGGCGCCAGCGCCAAAGCCCGCCGCAATCGAGCTCAGGCCGGCCGTCAGCCGATCCCCCGCCTGGCGGCTCTGCTGCGCGCCTGCCGTAACGCGTCCCAAGCCCTGCACGACACTGGCCAGGCCGGTGGCATCACCCCGAGCGGTGACCTTGAGGATCGCATCAAGCGAAGCCATCAGGCGGCGCCTCCATGCAGCTCACCCAGGAACGCCAGCTCCATCACCTGAAGATCCTCCAGCAGCTCACGAGGGCGCGTCGTCTGATACAGGCTAAAGAGCCACTCCACGACGCGATAATCCAGGCCCAGCAGGCCGCGTGGACCGGTGCGCCATTGGGTCTCCAGCCGCAGGAACATCTCGAACGCCTCCCAGTTTTCCGGCCAGACCTTGACCACCTGGGGCGTGGTTTCCTGCTCTGGCAATTCCACGCCCCAGGCCGCAGCAGCCTGCTCCAGCTCGCTGGAGTCATCGGGCCTCAGGAGAGCCCTTGCGATGTCCTGGAGGTTTTTTTTCGCCCGCTCAGGATCGATTCATTCCACGCCTGCACCACGAAAGCGGCAAAGCTGGCGCGGCTCAGCAGCTCAGCCTTGAGGCCCTCGCTGAACTCCACCGGCTGGCCACCGCTGGTGATGCCACTCCAGCCGGCCAGCACCTCATCGGCCAACTGCATGTCATCAATCATCCCTTCGACCGGCTCGCCGGCCTGGGCCGCGATCATCCGTTGACGGATGGCCTCGTTGATCTCGTCGATCCGCGGCTGGCTGAGGCGCCGGAATACAGCGGTGAAGCTTTCAGACTTGCTGGCGCGCTTGTCCGGCTCACCCAAGGCGACGACCCATTCATAGGTGTCGCCCTTGTCGATCTCAAACGGCATGGCTGGTGTGGGTTCAGAATCAAGAGCCTGAGCCTGGCGGCTCAGGTGAAGGCAAGCGAGAACTCGTTGCTGCTGCCGGCAGTGTGCAGGGCCACGAATGGGATCTTCAGGCCAGCGATGCCGCGCAGGTCAGCCACCTCGGGCGGGCCGAAGTTGGCGGTGGGCACGGTCACCACGATGCGATTACCGGCGGTGGTGCCATGCGTGAAGCTGATCGAGCCGGTGGTGCCAGCGATGGCCTGGGCGTAGAAGTCCTTGGTGCTCAGTGCGTCGGGCCGCTCAATCGTGATGCTCCCTTCCACCATGCGATCAGTGATCCTGGCTTGCTTGGTGCAGCCGGCGTGATCGAAGAATTCAATGGTGTTGTTGCAGTTCAGGCTGAACTCAGCCATGCAGGCCGACAGGCCAGCCACGCTCACGCTGGTGGTGTTGCTGGCGCTCACATCGAGCGGCTGCGCCTGGTTGGTGTAGGTGGGGCTCGGGAAGGCCACATCCGTCGGACCGTTGCCGTAAATCCCGGTCATGGTGAAGTTGAACCGGGGGATTTCACCAGCCGTCATCGCCAGCTCAAACGTGCCGCGGGCGCCGGTGCCCTCGTGCTTGTTTCCGTCCCAGTTGTGGTTCAGGGTCACCGAATCGGTGGCCGGGGTGGCGGGGCTGTAGGTGTTCGAGGTGCTGGCCACCGTGGCCAGGCTCAGGCCGCAGGCCTGCAGCAGCGGGCCATACTTCGGCGCGGTGCCGGCGGTGCCGCTGCCGGTGGCCTCAACGCCAAACGCCAGGCCCATCTTGCGCTGGGCCAGGATCCGCGAGCGCACCCGACCGAACGCCGGATCGACGATGCCGCGCTCAAGGATCTGCGCATCCAGCGGCGTCAGGCTGGGATCCAGCACCAGCAGGGCATCAGTGCCCGTCGGGGTCGCCGATGTCCCGTAGGTCGCCTCCAGGGCCACCATCAACAGCTGCCGTCGCGTCAGTGCCATGGTTCAGATCAGGGAGGGCGGGAAGTTCGGTGCGATGGTCCAGGATCCAGTCGTCGTCCACCAACAGGTAGGCGCCGGGCTGATCGGGGAGGGGAGGAAGGATGCTCAAGTCAGGCTCCCAAGGCCGGTCCTGTACCTGACAGCGTAGGAAGCCCGCAAGACTCCGATCTCACCGCTCTGCGCGTCCCATTGCCGGCCGGTGGGGTAGATCGAAATCACCAAGCCCCGCAGGGTCGCATCAGCCAGCAGCAACGAATGCAGCGACACTCGGATCGGATCGGCCAGGGTGCTCAGCGGTGCGCCACTGATCAGGATGTCAACGTTCACCGCCAGCGTGGTGGTCACCGTTTCGGTGGTGGTGAGAATGTCATCGCTCTCGCTTTGCGGCTCGACCACTAGGGCTGGAAGCTCATTGCGTGCCAACGCCTCCCAGCGATCACGGAACACCCTGGAGCTGATGCCAGCGGTAGGGCCCAGCACCGTTGCGATCCTGGCCAGGATCGTTTCGCTCTTGCTTGCGGTCATGGCTGCTGATCGTTGTCGGGCTTGATGTCAGGCTCTCTGCGGCGGCGCAGCTGGCCGGCGATGAGCCGCCCGGCACCTTGGATGGGGCTGGGCACCAACACACCCAGCGCCCAATTCCAGCGGGCCTCACAAGCCTGGTACGGCGATGGCACCCGGGCCTCACACACGCCGATGTAAGCGGCGACCATGGCAGCGGTGAACCAGGTCATGGCTTCACCTGCTGGCGTTCAATGGTCGGCACCAAGAGCCTGAGCTGCACGGCCTGGCCGAATGCCTGGGTCAGGATCGCCAGCACCACGCCAAGGATGACCACCTGAGCCAGGCGGGCCTCGACCCGCCGCACCCGATCAAACAGGCCATCAACATCCTTGCGTGTGCGGTCCTGGTCCTCCTTTCGCTCGATCAGCAGGCTGTGGATGTTGTTGATCTTCCCGGTTAGGTCGGTGAGCGCGATCCAGATCTCGCGGTGAGAAACGTCCTCCGGCGGCGACATGGCAGTCATGCGGTCGTGCCCTCAGTTTGGCGACAGCGCCGCCACAAAATCCGCCGGGAGCTGGCAGGCTTGCGCCACGCCGACGAACCCTGTGGTCACCTCGGCAGGGACACTCACGGCCCTGGCGATCTTCTTCCAGGCGTCCGCAAAATCGCTGACATCCCCAGACTCAGCACGGAGCAGCGCCGAAGCCAGGGCGCCAGCAGCAACCGGCGCCGAGTCGTAGGCGGCGGCAATGATCTGGTTCAGGGTGTCGCTGTTCAGCGCGATGCGCTTGAACCTGGCCCAGTCGGCGGTGGTGATGATCTGCAGGCAACCCAGCGGCCACCAGCCCTGACCGCCTTCGTCGTATTCGAGCAGCGCATAATCCCAGCGGACCTCCAGGATTGTGGCGCCGGTTGGCTGCTGGCTTTGCAGGCGATCAACGCGATCAGATGGTTTCATGATGGGTTAGGGGGATACCATGATTCTGTTGCCGGTGCCGGTTCTAGCAACAGCAACAAGACGCCTCAACTCAGGCGAAAAGCAAACTGCACTGAAAGAATTAGTTGCCGGAATCAGTGGAGAAAATCCAGCATCCATGTTGCCGTATCCTTTCCAAAGCGCGGTGTATGATCCGGTTCCAACTGCAATTATCGAGCTAAGGCTGCCTGTATCGCATACGCCTAGAATGTTGGCAGGGGCAAGGCTTGTCAAGTAAAACAAATTGCTCCAAGTCGTTCCATCAAAAGAGACGTTGACATTTCCAGCACTGCCCCCCGCAAAAAAACAACCAATTTTTTTTGACCATGCAACAGAGTTGAAAGCTGCACTTGTGGTCAGCGAAGTCCAATTTACGCCATTTGGCGACGTGTTGACTCGTGACAAACCAGGTATAGTTGCGCAAAAAAGGTTTAACTCTTCTGACCAGCAAACACTACTAAAACCAAAAGTGAAAGTAGCGTCGGCCTGCGTTGTCCATGTTGACCCATCAACCGATGTTGCAACGTCTCGACCACTGCCGCTATTGCCAACGGCGCAAAATAAATTTAAAGATTCTGCCCAGCAGACACTCGTAAAGGCGGCCGTTATCCCAGGATTGATGTACGTCCAACCAATGCCGTTAGACGAAAGCATGATTTTTCCGCTGTTACTAACAGCGCAAAACAATCTCAATTTTGAAGACCAACAAACTGAATACCAACTGTCATCCACCGCCGCATTTAGCTGAGTATTCCAATTTAAACCATCAGGCGATGTAATTACACGGTCACCAGTGCCGCTTGAAGCAACTGCGCAAAACAGTTTTAACTCAGGCGACCAACAAATTGAACGATAAAAATTATCGCTAGGACTTTTGATGCTTCTCCACCGCAACCCCGTGTTTGCTTGCGGCTCTCCAGGCCATCCCAACGCTGCCCGCACATTGTCGCTGCGCGGTGAGCGGTTCGGCCTGGCTGACGGCCTAAATTCTGACTGCGTTGGCCACCCAACTACAGGCCAGTTCATGTCAAATCACCACCCAGCGCAATCACTCGCACCGTGCCACTGGTGGGCGCCACACTGATCGTGCAACCAAGCTTTGCCGTGGAATTGGGGAGCACAAGGTTCTGATACGTCGTGCTGACCCGGTTGCCTTTCACGGTGTTCGATCCCGTGGCGGCTGCAATCGTGACTTGATCAAACAGATCCCAGTTCGTGCCGTCCCACAGGAACAAATTCACCAAGGCCGCCACGGTGGTGGCCGTGCCTTGCGTGACAATCTCCAGCACCCTGGTGCCAGCCGCCACACCTGTGATCAAGTCGGTGATTGTGCCGGTGCCATCGGTGGCGGTGTTGGCTGTGCTCAGCGAGGCACGACCAATGCGAGCGGGTGAAATGAAAGCGGGATTTGGGGGCCTTGTTCCGATGGAAGTGG